TAGTGCCAATCCCTACGTTGCCTCCGTCAGGGTTAAGAGAAAGGGCCCTGTAAGCTGTCCCCACATGAATTGATTGGATGCGACCGACAAGATTTGTCGTGTCAAATCCCCAGCGAAGCTGATAGTTTTGATTTGTGGCACCAGTAATTCGCGCCTGGGTTCCATCGGAACTGTCTTGTGCAACATGAAATAACGCACTGGGGCTACTAGTCCCCAGACCTACCAGCCCCGACGAGTCAATATAAAGCCTGGGAGTATTGCCTGTATTCAGGCTAATTGTAGAAGAGCCAAAGGAAGCAAGAGTGTTTTGCGACCCATCCAATAGATTTACCGTATTACCGCCGGCAGTTTGAATGTAGAGACTGCTGTCTGTATTTCTAGAGAAAATTCTGGCTGTTCCTGCGGATGGGATTGCAACCGCCCCCAGGGAAATGGCGCCTGAAACGTCTAACGCACTGCTCGGGCTGCTCGTTCCCACCCCCAAGCGGCCACTGGAGTCCAGGCGCATGCGCTCGCTTTCTGACCCTGCATTTGTAGTAGTAAACCTCAACGCACCAGAATTATCTGCTCCAGCACGTTCGGCACCTATATAAGCAATGCGGTTTGTGGCTTGCCAAAACGCCAATCTGCCTACATCGCTGGATGTTGTTCTATTGCCTTCAATGTTTACTGCACCAATTAAGGCACCTTTGAAAGTGCCTTGCGTGACGTTTGCATCGGACCATTTGTCAGGAGAGGAGCTTCCAACTCCGACATTCCCACTTGCATCAACAAACAAACGCCCAGTGCCATTAGTTGAGATGGCTACTTGGTCAGCACCAGGGGAATAGATGCCGGTATTGGGATCAGAGGTAAAAGAAATACTAGGCAGTGCTTGAGTTCCAGTTGCAAAAACACCAGAAGTAATTGTTGTAACGCCGCCAGTAAGTGTTGTAAAGCTACCGGTGTTTCCTGTAACGGTAGCGCCAGAAACAGTTGTCGTACCAATAACATTGGCGCCAGTAATATTACCCGTAGTTGTAATATTGCCGCTAAATGTAGGATTTTGAACTAATCCCGAAATCGAAACGTTTGTATCAACGCCACCAGCGGTAAACGTGATCGTATCGACTTTAATAGTACCGTAAGGCATTGGTCTTTCTGCTTTTTTCTTATTTTAACTGAAAAAATTAAGGCAAGATAACTAAGGGGCCCTGGATAATAAAACCTGCTGTACCACCAGAAACAACACCCGAACATACAATCGCAGCAGTTGCCCCAGAGGGTGTAGTAATTGCAAGTGTTGCTCCAGTGATATTGGTAAATCGTGCTATTGATCCGGTGACTGTGGTTCCCGAAACAGTTACAAAATTAGCGGTGGTGCCAGTGACCGTTGCTCCGGTGACTGTAGTAAAACCTGCAGTACCGCCTGTTAGTGTTGTGAATTGAGCTGTATTTCCTGTAACAGTTGCCCCAGAAACACTGGTGGTTCCAACAACAGTAACGCCTGTGATGTTTGTTGCATTTACCGACGTACCCGTAATAGAAGCGCCTGAAAGTTGACTGGTGAATGTGCCGCTAATGCCAGTGTATGTTGCACCTGTAATGGTGCCGGAAACAAACAAACCAGAACCAGAAACAAAAACGCCGGACAACACGGTAAAGTTGCCGCTAATCGTCTGGTCTCCAGCGAAGGTTTGGTTGATGGCGGTTAAGAACTGGAAGACACCGCTGGTAAAGCTTGCGTTCCCACCCGTTACTGTTTGGCCGGAAACTCGATCGGTAAACGTACCGCTAACACCAGTGATTACCGTTGCTTGAACTGTGTTTCCCGTCAGGGTTTGCCCTGAAAGCTGTGTTGTAAATACTCCAGAAACACCAGTCAGTGTTGAGAATTTACCAATATTTCCTGTAACTGTGGCGCCAGATACTTCAGTGGTAAAAACACCTGAAATTCCAGTAACCGTAGTAGCCCGTACCGTGTTGCCGGTAATAACCGCTCCCGAAAGCTGTGACGTGAAGACACCGCTTACACCGGTAATTTGTGTGAACTGAGCCGTGGTGCCAGTAAAAGTAACACCTGAAACTGTTCCGTTGGTAACCGTGAGCCCAGACGCTATTGTTCCAGAAGAGCCAACCGTTAGTGTTCCACTTGTAGAAATATTGCCAGTAACAGTGATGTTTTGTTTGACAATTCCAGTGGTGATGGTTGCCGTCTCGGCGGTTAATGTTGTGAAATTGCCAATGTTTCCTGTAATTGTTGCGCCGCTTAATTGTGTAGTAAAGACGCCGCTAACACCGGTAACAGTAGAAGCAAGGACCGTGTTGCCGGTAATTGTTGTACCACTTAATTGAGTTGTGAATACACCACTAACACCGGTGATGTTACTAAACCGACCCGTATCACCAGTAATAATTGCACCAGAAAGCTGGCTGGTAAAAACGCCGGAAACTCCAGTTGCTGTAGTAAAGCGTGCCGTATCACCCGTGATGACAAGACCACTTAAGTTTTGATAAACACCGGAAGTAAAGTTTGCGGTTGTTCCCGTGACCGTTTGTCCGCTGATCGTACCGGTAACACTGATGCCAGAAGCAAAGAAGCCGGAGCCACTAACAAATAGATTGCCTGAAACAGTGTGATTGCCTGTGGTTGTATGGCTGCCTGCAATCAGTGTTTGAAATGTACCGGTCGTGAAGTTGGCATTTGTTCCAGTAACGGTTGCGCCCGAAAGTTGTGTTGTGAAAACGCCACTAACACCTGTAATCGTGCTGAACCGACCCGTGTCACCGGTAATGATCGCGCCGGAAAGCTGGCTGGTGAAGACACCCGAAACGCCAGTGCCGTTGGTGTATCTGACCGTATCACCAGTAATCGTGGCGCCCGATAACTGAGTTGTAAAAACACCAGAAACGCCCGTAACTGTCGATGCTTTTACCGTATCGCCCGTGATTGTTGCACCAGAGAGCTGGCTGGTGAACGTTCCACTAATGCCTGTGATATTGGTAAAGCGTGCCGTATCGCCAGTGATGGTGGAGCCGCTAATGGTGCCGGTGGTTGTTAAGTTGTTTTGAACAACAACGCCACTGAACGTAGCAAGTCCTGAACTTGTAACAGTATTAAGACTGGTGGCGCCACTAACCGTAAGATTTCCGGTGATTGTTAAATCACCAAGAATTGTTTCACCGCTGATATTTACATAGTACTGATCCAGGTAATTCCTGAATTCTGTAAAAGTAATTTTTTTATTACGAAGCGTCGGGTCCACCTCAAAAACGTGGACGAGCGTAAGCAGGTCCTGCTCATTGATGGAAAGACCATCAATTGCGGGGAATTCAGAAATACGTCTGTTCGACACCTACTTTTACGCCATATTCTTACCTTTAATTATAAATCTCTTTTTCTAGCGAACTCTAATTTCAATCTTAGGCAATAAATTAGAAACGAAGTTCCAACTTACTTGAATTCCTGTTACAATCCCACAAGAGAGAAGGATTACCAACAACAATTCAGCGACTGTAAGGTTGCGTCGCACATAAACAATCTGTGGCTGAGGTCCGGGGGAGCGTTGAACTCTGCCTTCTTCCGCCAAGGTTTGTTGAATAGCCAGCTCTCGTGCTCTTGCTTTTAAGGCTTCAAGCTGTTCAGGGGTGATCTGAGGCGGAAGAGGCGGTTGGCTGGCTGGAATCTGATCTTCCATTTGAGCAAACTGTTTTCCCACACGTTAGCATCTAAGTAAAACATTTGGCGCTATGAATTACGGAATTCGCAAGGGACTTGAAGATATTGCTGCAGAACTCAAGGGAATTCGAAATATCTTGGCCTCCATGTGGCATAGCCGTTACTCAGAGGGTGAAACGGATCGCCTGAATCCAGAGGCTTATGCCGACGAATATATCTCCACCGAGGAGTGCGCCAGGCGCCTGGGGGTTTCAGATCAAACACTGCGAAACTGGATGGCCATTGGTAGGAAGAGTCCCGATAAAGGCTGGGTTGAGGGCTTGCATTACGTCAACGCATCTCCCAACCCGAACAAAAAAGCAATCATTCGGATTCCCTGGAACAACCTGGTGCGTTCATTTGCAAAAAACCCAGAACTCACTTCGGAAGACTACCGAAAACCCAAGTCAAACATGTATGTGTCGAAAGAATATCGGCCTGAATGACCATGGCGCATCGCTTTAAGGGATTCAACATAGAAGATATAGATCTGGAAAATTACCAAGATCTACTTCCGGAATCTCTGGCGCTGCAGCTTAGTATGTTTGTACCCCCCGAGGGATCTTTCGATACCGGGTGCATCAGAAGGTATCTGGAAAACTTAAAAAAATATGAAGAAGAAGACGTAAACTCGGGAATGACCCTTGCTAATCGTTTGCGACTTGCGTTTCGAGATTTAAAACCAGACACAATTTGTGGTAAGTTTCCGCAAGCAGAATTGCCGCTCAAAAGGAGGTTGCGATGCGTTGCCGAATATTTAATACGGTCGGGCGAACTGGAGAAACTGCGAGATGACAGCGGGAAACTGGTAAAAAAACGAGGTATTCTTGGAAAAATGGTCGTTTTGTACCAGCCGACCGATAAACTGATTGAATCTTTAACACGACAGGGTTTATTGGAATTATGAATCGTCGCGAAAAACTAATTACTGCTGCGCTTGGCAACGATTTTGATGAGACAAAAGCCCGGATGCTCGACGCCACCATTCGGTTAATTCTTGGCGACATGGGCCAGCATTATTGCAAGTTCTGGGAACATGAAGGGCCTGGCGTAATGGTCTTTCAGCCTGAGAACATGTCAAAATCCATGTTTTTCTTGACGCTCAAGGAGTTGCACGCAGCACAAGAAGAGTGCGAAAAGGATAACAACGGTGATCTGGCCGAGACTTTCCGTCGCATTTTGGAAGCTGCGCAGAAAATCGACCCGGCAGAAAAGGCTGGCTACCTCATTAACGATAAAGAGGGCATTCGCTATTCGGAAATAGACTATAACGTCGTCGCGGATGCGTAATGCCAATTCAAAATATTCGCTCTCACGTTGAGGACCGTGAGTTAATTACAAATTATGATCTTGTCGCGTCGGCGCACGCTCTTTTAGAGGGCATTGATCTGGATGTAGCCAGTTCTCATGTAGCAAACCGCTACGTCGAAGCAACGGAATATTTTACCCCTGTTGAAGACGGGTTGAATTGCCAGCAGTGGCACGGCAGCGTCTACTTGTTTCCACCAAGTGGTACGTATTTTTGGGATAAAAAGAACCAAAGGTGGAAGATGACAAGGGCAACGTCCCCGACCCTGGTGTCTTCTCATGCCATTTGGTTCAGAAAGCTATATAAAAGCTGGTCAACCCGACAGATTACTCAGGGTTTGTACTTTACAAACTGTCCCGACATGATTCGTTACGAGCAAAATATCTTTGATTTCCCCATGTGCATTCTCAAGACGGCGCCAACACTATTAAAAAATACCAGTGAAGGTGTTAGCAGACACAAAACGTGCACTTCTTTTTTGGTATATCTGCCCCCCATGGATCGATCGGCAGAATGCACCGAAAAGTTTATTGACATTTACAGGGAGAAGGGGCGCCTTCTTTACTGAGTTTTGTATACTGAACAACGATTAACCAAGACAATGACAGTGCTTGCAGATTGGCAAATCCAAGAGTTGGCCGAAGAGAAAGAAATGATTGTTCCGTTTGTCAATCGCGTGGTTAGTGAGGAAAACGGCAGGCGTCTCCTTAGTTATGGATTGAGTTCTTATGGTTATGACATTCGTCTTTCCCCGAGCCAGTGTTTGATTTTTGGCAGAATTCAAACGGGCGACTGTGATCCTAAAAATTTTGATCCAGAAATTCTTAAGGAGGCTGAGCTGCTTGAAGACGAGCGTGGTCAGTATTTTTTACTGCCGCCCTATGGATATTGCCTGGGCGTCGCTAAAGAGCGGCTGAAGCTGCCCAGAGATGTCACTGTGGTTGCCGTAGGCAAGTCAACGTACGCACGCTCTGGTATTCTGGTCAACATTACGCCAGCAGAAAGTGGTTGGGAGGGTTACCTTACTTTAGAGATCAGTAATTGCACTGGGCTTTTTAATCGTATTTACGCCAATGAAGGAATAACTCAACTTCTCTTTTATCAAGGCTCCCCGTGCGAAGTAAGCTACCAAGACCGCAAGGGTAAATACCAGGATCAACCGCCGGAAGTTGTGTTGTCCCAGGTCTAGTACATAAACGCTTTGCCAAAACGTGGCTGTGGCTTATTAGCATAATTTGTGCTTCCAGCAGTCCCAACAGCGTCGCCCATTGAGGGAAGAACTGTGCCGCCAAACGGAACACCAAAAGCTTGAACGTCTACAACTGCAGGGTTTCTAGGCGTACGTCCACGAATGGTTGGTTCAGCAATGCCCGCCCTCGTCCTATACGCCCCAGCTGCTTTGGCTGCTCTCATATAAGATGCAACACTTTTTTGGGCATCAGCTTGATTTTTTTCGTATCCAAATTCTTTAAATCGATCAGAAAAAGCATCCCTTTCTTCTGGTTCTAAACGCCGCAGATCAACATCCCTAACCTGTTCTGGCCGTAAGTCAGTTACCTCAACGCCAGAGGATGCGGCGTCGAGCCGGGGATCATAGTCCTGATCAAAGAAATTTGCCATAGTATTATTGTAAGAGGAATAAATCAAGCCTTACATATCATGTACCACAGTGCGGCAGGGTTCCTGGATAGTTTTGTACAGGACGAAGTCAAGTGTCGGTGTTTAGATCTTGAAGAAGATTTTGGTCAACCTATCGCCAATCAAGAAAATGATGTACCCTTGTATGACATGTACAACAGGGGCTTGGTGGCATGCGAACAGGGAATGGAACGGAATCCACTCAACATCGAGGGGATGGAAAGGTCGGGCGTAACGGGCTACATTCCGTCGATGGAAGACGGCATGAAGATGGGAGCGTCGCCCAAGCCGAAGACCTTGGTGCTGGAGCTTGGGGAGCCAACCGAGGAAATGGTGAAGGAGTCTCTCAAGCGCCGTGGTTTGCGCCGATAGAGGACGAAGAGGAAATCATGGATTGCCCAGGGGGTGTATGCCCAGTTCCTTGGGACACGGCCCAACGTCGTCCCGTGGTGCAGGAAGATCTAGTCAACCATCCGTCTCATTACGCAGAGACGGGCGGGATTGAGTGTATTGAAGCCATTGAAGCACAGCTGACCCAAGAAGAATATGAAGGTTATCTCCGGGCCAATTGCGTGAAGTATTTGTGGCGTTGGCGCAATAAAGGCGGCGTTCAAGATTTAAAAAAATGCCGCTGGTACTTGGACCGTCTTATCGAGATAAACGAAGTTTAAAACGGCTGAAGCTCGTCGTCCTCGTCGTCATCGTCGTCGCCAATGCAACTGGCGGCGAGTTCGACCAGTTCAATGTCTGTGGGAATGCCCCAGTCCAGCTCAATATTTTCGTCAGCCATCAACGACTTAATGGCATACCATTCCATCAAGCGTTGGTGGTATAAGTTCAAAAGGGCAGAGTAAAGCTGATCCCAAGTCATTTCTTGGGCGGCAAGCTCAGCCTTACGCATGGAGAATTGCAGTTCCAAGGGGAGTTGAAACTCACGTGGTTCGACTGAACGCTCCATGTAATCCTCAGCCTTAGATTTAATTATTCTAAGACTACATGATAAATATCGAATCCAGCTCTTCGTCTGTGAAAGATGCCCACGGAGAGCTTTCAATGTCAAAATCGTTGGCAAATCGAGACAGAATGTACGGACTGATGCTTTCTTCTAATGTCCTGATTGCGCGAACCTGGTGCGGCGCAGCATTGTAGTTGCGGAAAGCTCGAAGAAGAATTTCCGTCGAGGACCAAGGGTTGGCGTTAATCTCTTCGAGGAATAGGTTGATTTCTTCTCTGCGACGATCGATCAAACCACCAACAACTTTGTGATCCGCGTCGAAGATCCAGTTTCCCATTGACTGTGTTGCATCAAATAAATCTTCCCGATCAATGCAGTCGACGATTTCGCTGTACAAAAAAGGCTCCCACCCAATGGAATGAACAAAAGAAATCAAGGCTTGCGCCATGCAGTTGTCCAAACCCAAGTTTAGTTTTTCCAGCTGCCCTTCAATTAAATGCACTTCATGAAATAAATATTCCAATGCCTTTTCTTTTGAACAAAGTTGCCCCTTTCTAACCGGAGATCCATCCGGATAGAACTGAGTGCCATAACCAAGTGTATAAGGCTCACCACCGGTATAAGGATCGGGGTAAGCCTTTTCGTTAAAACCCTCGTACTTACGAATTAAAGTAATTGCACGAGTAACGTCAGACATGGGGATAACACTTTTCTATTACCCCCAATCATACACAAATTATTTCCCTTGACCGCGCAATTTCTTGCGACCGTGATTAGGTTTGGAATTCATCCCTTGTCCTTGTTTAGTTTTTTTGGGACGGGATTCAATTTTAAGAACAGTGGTTGATTTAGGTTTAGCCATTTTTAGGCTGGTGAGGCGTCACCATTTTACACGGTGGCTCCAATATCGAGCTGACATGATGTCAGGTTTTGGATCTTGAGCATTATGTCGAGCGTAATAAGACTTGCGACGTGCCTTGTCCTTTTCAGTTTTGGGATTCTTGCCTGCGCCTTCTACGCCTTGCTGACCAAAGCGAATGATCTTTTCTTCTCCATCCTTGCAGGCCTTGACGACATGGCTCTTGGTCGGATGGCTGGGAGTTTTTTGCGGCTTGTTGCAAGTCATCTTGTCTTTAGCGATCTTGGCGGCCGCCGCAGCTTTTTTACGTTTGTCGGCCATCAGAAACCTTTAAAGAAAGATGTGAATTCACCGAGAATTGAAGCGCCCGTTTTGGACTTGTAATCTTCATCTTCATCATCCAATCCTAATTTAAAGTAATCTTCTTTATCTTTATCATCCTCTTTGTCCGCCAAAGAGAAAATATTGGTGAAGCCATCCTCTTCGCCTCCCATGAGTTTTTCAATCGTCCCAAAGGCGGAAAGGGGGTCTTGCTTCTCTAGGTCAATAAACTTTAATCCGCCCGTACCGCCTCCGGCTTGAGTTAAAAGCTTTTGCTCTTCAATATCTAAGTCAGGGAAGAAGTTTTCGTAAAACTCTTTTTCATCTCCGGCATATCCGTATTGTTTAAATGCTTTGTAAAGTGCGGTTTCTCCTTCTGGGGTAGCGGCCGTATCAGTTGGCTTTTCAATATAAAAAACACCAAGGTTTTTTTGAGTTGGTTTAATACCTTTTTTTTGAAGTTCTTTCAGTTGCTCATTGAGTTCTAGCGCGGAAACCGTTTTAAACGTATCTGAAATGTAACTTTTTAATTCATCATACGAACCTTGGAATGTGTCCAAACCAAAGGTTTTGAGCACTTCGCCCCAGGTTGATTTGTCTTCCGGGTTCACATTGGCACTAGAAAGTAAATTATCAGTAAACTCGTCCGGCTTTAAAAATTCACCAAAGATTGACATGTTGTCAACTTGATTTTTAATTGCCGGAAGAATTGTGGCATAAATATAATCTTGAACCTTTGCGGGCGTCCACAAGTCTTCTGCCGCATCAAAGCCCTGCGCTTGCCCTTTCACTTGGAAATGCAGTTTTGCGAATGCATCTTTATCGTTTGGATCGACGCCAAACCTATAGGCTTGCTGGTACCAATACCCGTTCTGAGCCGCGAATTGTTTCTTTGCCTCTTCCCAATCAGCCGCGACTGTTTCCGCTTGTTTTTGATAGGACTCTTGCTGCTGTTTAACTCCCGCAAGACTTTTGATTTGTTCTGATTTTAAATTGTTGTTGGGATCAAAATAAAACCTTGGGTCAAAGTAAGCGTCTTGAATTTGTTTAATTTGATCTAAGTAACTTTGAGACTTTAGCTGCCCAACGTCTGCAGCAGCGTTGAGGATATCCTGAGTCTGAAATGGGTTTTGTTCTTCGTCTTTGACGTTAACGTATTCCATGAATTCGCTAACAGTCTTAGATTGATTAAAGCGGGGTATCAAATACTGATCAATAAACTGCCTGGCAAAATTTGACTCAACATTAATTTTTTCTTCGGCTTCTTTCTTGGTTAGACCTAATTCCAAATCGTTTTCATATTGCTTTTTTAGGCTGTTATCAAACCATTGTTGCCAGTTGTAAATCGTACTGGTGTTTACACCGGTCATTTTTTGCAACGACTTTTCAAGGCTCTCTTCTGCTTTGGAACCGCCGCCGCTAAAAGCAAGAATTCCACCCACGCCGGAATCGCCAAGAATTGAATCGCTCAGCGTTTGATTAATATTTAAAATTTCCTGGAATCCGGGGAGGCCGCCCATCATCGACAAAAGCTGCTCCTGTGCTTTTGCCTTTTGCATCTCTTCTATGGTGTCTTTTAAAACATCTTGGGTTAAGGCGCCAAATTGTTTTGTTTTTTTAACAATGTCTGCACCGATTTCTTCCGACGCAATCTCTTCTAATTCAGTGCCAGGCCTTACTTCTTTTAAGGCTTCATAAGTAATGCCAAGCTGTTTGTCTTTAATTCCTTGAATGTCGGAATCGGTTGGCTTTTTCTCTAGGTACTGTTTTGCTTCTGTTAGTTCTTGTTCTTTATTTCCACGTTTGCCAGCTGGCTTGCCAACAAAGGTGTAATCAGAAAGCGCAAACGTTTTAGGGTCTTTGTATTGTGCCAGGATGTCGAGATCGCCTTGCCTTACCGCTTCATCCCACTTTGCCTTAACTTGTGGATTTTGTGCAAGGTAGTAGTTGGGATCAAAGTCCCCAGCCGGAGGCTTGGAGCCCAAGTCAACATTCCATCCTGCTCCTATTTTTTCCGCTTTATAAAACTCGTTGTAAGCATTAAACAGCTCATTGATTTGAGTATCGTTGAACCCTGCGTCCTTGGCTTCTCTGCTTAGGTTTTGAAACGCCGCTTTTTGGGCAAGATAATCACCGCCCCTTGTGTTTGTTGCTTGCAATAAAACCTTGTCGTAAATTGCATTCTTTTTTGCATTTGCTTCGTTAAGGACTCTATTTTTTTCGTTAATCTCTCTGTGTGCTCGGTTTAAGGCAATATTTTCTTCGTTTGCCACAGTGAATGTGGCTGGAACAAGATAAATCTCACCGTCTTCTCCCTGGCGGCGAATAACATCCCCCGTCTCATCCCTGGCCCATTCGTAATTGCCGTCGCTGTCGCGGCGTGTTTCTGTGTAATATTCGGGATAATCCGTTGGATAATTCGTTCTATTGTTTGTATCTTCATACTGCTTTCTCCACTGATTATTAAAGTAGTAAAGCATTATCCTGCCGCAAGATTTGGAACCAATATATCAACATTATAAGAAAGCAGGCTTACTAAATCATCTGATATCCAGGCTTGGATGCGGGCAAACCGCTCTTCGCTGAAATAGGCCTGTTGTGTATACCAATCTTCCATCTTTGAACTCGCTTTGTTTGAATTGCAGCGACGACAAGCGGGAAGCAAATTATTTCGATAACTTGAGCCAGATTTAAATCTTGGTATGATGTGGTCCAAAGAAGTTGCCGGTTCACCACAATAACCGCAGCAATGGTCCCAGGCTTCGTAAATAGATTGTCGATAACGTTTCTTTGCTAACTTTGGAGTTAATTCAATGAGCAGGGCGAGGGGATCCTGTTCACAACTGAACATACTCTTTAGTTGCCGTTATCTTATTTTAATTTCCCCACATTTGTATCAAAGCACAACCAAAAGATTAACTTCGTATTAAGAAGCTTGACAGCTGCATTTGATCGGATACCGTATGAGGGCACGCGTTTTTTCCGCGCCATGACCACAATCAGAGGATGGGTCTCCGTCCAAAGGGCCGAAGAACTCCTCGGCATTGACCGCAAAACACTTTTCAAGTATCGCGACAATGGCACGCTGAAGCTTGGCCCGCATTACGCAGCATTTCCGGAAACCCGCTCTCGTGACAGCTATCGCTGGAACACTGAGAAGGTTAGGAAACACCTGCAAAAACAGGGACTGATGCCTTCTTCCGTTTGAAGTTTTGATAGTGGTTCTTTCGTAGACGATGGGCCAAAAGCAAATCAGTGATGTTTAAAGACACTTTCTGATACGCAATGGCCTGATACAACGAAGCTTGAAGGGTCGACCAACAGCTCCGCAAATTGCGGGGCTGTTTTTCTTTGAGTTCAAAAAGCAAAACCCACTGTGGGTGCAGCGGGGAAACAAGTTTCTTTTTGTTTTTAAGCTGGAGCTGGCTTTGGATTTCCCACTCAAAGCCAACAAGATCTTCTGGTTTTACGCCATAGGTCGCAACCATGGCATAAAGCCACCCAACTTCTTTTGTTTTTTGTTTCGAGATCAGCTTGAAATATTCGTCTACTATCCGCTGATCTACAGGCGGTTGATAGGACATGACTGAGATGAGCTGGATTAACCCGACCATAACCGCTCGGGATACCAGGGTGCAAGGGATAAAGAAAACCTTAATAAGTCTCGTAAGACTTAATGTAAGTATACAATATTAATATTTTTTATACTATTCAGGAACAATGCCACTGGAGAAGGCACCCCAGGCTAAGCCCATTGCATCCATCGGAGAGATCTCCCCAGAAGCGTAGGGAAGATTCACCACATCACCAACGTGATAAATGGTGGGTATCCCACTTGCTGTAATGGGACTAAAGCCGTATTGACGCACTTCAATTTGTTCCTGAGACAAGAAAAAAGTTCCGTCTACGATATCACCAAAACCGGCCATTAAACTGCTGGGACTCCACCCTGAGAAGGAACATATGGCGTTCCGTTTTTATCGTACATGGTGAAACCACTCATGCGCACAAAAGTAGAAGGGACATTAAATAGTTTTTGCATCATTGGCATCATCATTGGAGCTTGGCAATTATAAGGAGGCACATCCATCATGGACAGACCTTTTATTGCCACGTCATAAACAGCCCGTCGAGTTTCGCGAGACGAATCTGCAACCAGTTTTTCTTCCCACGCGGCAATGCTTCCCATCTCTACAGGAATGTCGGAAGGTTCTGGTGGAAATACTTTCTCACTAAATTTTAAACAGTAAATGTGTTTGCAATAACGCAACTCATCTAGCAGGGGACTCCAGTTGTCAGTAAGCGACGTAATGGTAAAAGACCCGTCTGGATTTCGAACAGTGGTGTAATCTTCAAACAGAACAGGACCTTCAGCTCGTGCACCTTCTAGTGAAGGAAGTGGGGTGTTTCTTAAATAAGTTCTACCAAAATCTCTAAATACACCAGGATTATCTCGTAAGGTTCCAGGGACTGTTGAAGTGTTTGGCGTAACAGTCGGAGGAACATTGTATTGAGCTGCAGGAGAAACAACCTGCATATTGCGATTAACCTTTGCGCTGGTCATGGCACTATTATCCACGCGCCCATCGAGGGTCATGACTTCATATCTACCGGGTTTCACAGTTGAAACCCTGGTACGAGGGAAAATTTTCTGATTTCCGTTGCCAAGGCCCATCATGTACGCGTAATCCCGCCGCGTAAAATCTTGACAAGAGCAGCAATATCGAGTTCCTGTCATTAAGTACCGTCCAACGTTCGGAGGACGTGTCGCAGGTGTCGTAAGAACACCATCTGGAGTCGACTCGACAGAACCTTGTTTTTGCAGTTTTAAAATTCCGTTAACTTCATCCGTGGAAACCAAGACCGCTTGCACGTAGCCATAGCGAGTCTGTGTGGCAGGATTTATTGTTTCAGAGTTAATCGGCGTACCGCCAACGGAAACGATTCGATCTTCCAGAATTTCCCCGTTAATTGGATACTGTGCTGGAATTGGACCAACGGGTTTGATATAGAGCGGGGCGGGAAGGGGCGTCAGTGCGCTCCAGCTGCCTGTTAGCTGCACATACCAATAGTCTTGATCTTCTGTTACAGAAGCAATGGCAGAAGGGCTTCCTGTGCTGTCACGAACGTTGTCAAATCGCAAACTTCCTGCTACCCGAACACCAGCCCAGTGCATGCCAAGTTCTTTATTCGGCGTTGGGAATCCTTGAAAGATACCTGGAATTTTGGGTGGATTAGAACCTGGGGGAATTACGGTTCCAGGGGGAAGCGGAATTGTGTAATCAAACGGGTACGTATATGTTTCAACAATGCCGATGGTATTGCAATAAAGCTCAAATCCACGCCGCCAACGAGACCAGGCAGCTTCTCTGTTTGTTGCGTAAATGGAGTCAGGCACTGAACCCTTGGAGAATTCAGTGCGAATTGGTTTTACTTTTGCGGGACCAAAGTCTTCAGAGCGAGCGAAAGTCCCGAAAGAACCTCCACTTTTTGATGCCATGGTTAGAAGAAGCCGCCTTGCGCAATGATGTGGGCGCCAGATGTATAACCAGAAGGGTTGGGTCCATCCGGGAAAACGCCAACATAAATCCGATCGCCGCGCTCTAAATAGACACCACGATTGCGAAGAGGGGCGCCAGCGCCAAGGCCGTTTGTGTTACCTGCCTGAGCAACGGGAGTGGCGAGCTGAGGCATGACATCAGAGCAGTCAACAACACCGCTATCCGCTGGAACCGTCTTGGAAAACAAGAGGCGATAGTCACCAGATGCCGGGATGGGTGTCGTAGTGCCGCGAGTGTGGTAAAAGGCAAAAGTAACGGCAGGCTTGTAGCCAAGAGCAACACCGTTATAACTAAAGCCTGTTGCCGCACCGCCAGAATATTGAAGTGCCGTGTTAATGCCGGTCAGGGTAGTTGCACCGGTATAGGTGTAATATCCCACGCCACTTGCAGCGGCAAGACCAGTCAAAATGCCAGTTGAAGTAACGTTAACAATCTGACCACTAATTAAAGAAATGACGGTGCCAGAAGTTGTGGCGTTTACGGTGTAATCCGCCGATCGAGTAAAATCGTTACGAACAATAGTAATAGAATCAACAACGCCCCCATTATTGTTGTCTTCGCTTAAGGCGGCGTCCATGTCCACCAGGATGGAAGGAGCTTGTCCCCCTTGTACAAATAAAGTATTGGACGCAGCGCTACCAACCGTCTGCGTTGTTACGCGAACAGAGTCAAACAGAGGCCTGTCGACAAGCAATGGTTGTTTGTTTGTGGATGTAGAGGCCAATTTTCTTATCCAGCTTTTTGTTAATTATAGCCTTATTGAATGCCACCCATTGACATGAATTGCTTCAGCCTATCGGGCAGATTCATTTTTTGCATTAGTGCCGCGCTGGGATTTGTCTGAAGCGCAAGAAACTTTTGAAAAAAAGAACCGTCGTCAGCAGGGGGCTCAAACAAAGTTGGGCCTTTGACATCACCCGGCAAAATCCCAGGGTATTGTTCCAAGTACTCAGAGAAACGTGCCATTACGGTAATCCAATTAGGTTTGTCGGATTGACAATGGTAGACAAGACCGACTTAAGCAGAGTATCTCGAACCGAGCCTAAAAGCCCTTGCGATCTTGCATTGGCATCATCAAGACCAGACTTTCCTCCCAGGCCAAGGGAAGAAGAAAGAATTTCTTCAACAGACCTTTGGCCCGTAGGTGCTGGGCCCACGGCGGTTTGGGATGCTCCAAGGGCATCAATTGCAGGCAGTAACTGCCGTGCAGCCTTCATGCGAACTTCGTCCTTGGGGATGCCGGCTCGCTCAAAATCTCTTCGGAAAACCAAAGCAGCTTGCTCTGGAGATTGTGCTTGACGCAAGGAGGCTGCAGCAGCCTTCTCTGGTCCAGCCAATTCATACAGAAGAAAATCAGCCTGTAAATTCGGATCACCCGGATCTGCCCCTCGTTTCTTTGCAAAATTCACAAGGGCACTTTGCCTACCGCCCGTCCATTGGGCAAGGCCAAATCCACCTCGTCCTTTAGGGGCGCCCACAAAGCCACCCTCATTTACGCGAGGATTAAAACCAGACTCTTGTTTAAAATTCCCAAGGACACCCGCTGTTTGCGCAGGAGTAAAGCCTTGCGCTCTCAACTTCCTTGCGACAATACTAGCGGCATCATTTAAGGACATACTTTGAACTCCTTTATTCTCCTACCCAATTTGACTCTGCTTTGAGGCCGGGAGTAAAAACAGTTTGAAGAGAAACAACCAAACTTAAGGCAGCACTCAAGCGTTTGACAAAATTAGGACAAAGAATCATTGGATTAAAGCAACTACGCTGACTCCCGTAAATACAGAGATTCGTGTTCAGCTGGCTGGACTTACACTTCATTTACAAGAGGCCAGATACTTAGTTTATCAAACGCCTATTTTAAGGCTTGATTAAAAGCCTGTTTTAACAAGGCTTGCTGGGTTTGCGTAAGATCAGGCTTAAGGAATTTAAGCGGATCAGTAAACGCTTCTATGCCTTCAGGGAATGCGGTTGCTGCATTAAAGGCTTCGCTAATGCCAACTTGAGAAGGAGGAGTAAAAGAAACACCGGTAAGTGGTGTTGTTACTTCAAATGCATTAACTGCCGAGGCGCCAGGTGCAAAGGTTGCCTCACCTAACTTATTTGCAAACTGCATGTCGCCAGCGGCTTTGGCAAATGCGCCCAGGGGACTTTGTGATTGAAATGTGCTGACGGCTTCACTGTAGCCAAGTTGACCCGGCTTAAGTTTTGCGGCCAGTTGTGGATTTGTCGTTGCCCAGATTTCAAGACCAAGCCTTTCTTTCTCTTCACCCTTGGCGGTGTTGTACGCTTTTGTCAAATCCGCAACACGATATTTTTTTGTTAACTGGTCTTGTGCTGCTAATTGAGCAGCAAGTCTCTTTTTATTTTCATAGTCACGGTTTTCAATGTCTTTCTTACCGCCCCCTTCGGGTGGGGGAAGATTCTCCCCGGAAGCGCTTGAAAAAAGACTGCCGTATTGCCCACCTACTAAGCCAGGTGCACGTTTGTAAACAAGATCTTGACCGCTTTGAGCGGGATAGAATGTTTGTCCGCCAACATTAATTGGACCACTACCTGCACGCCTTGGGTCCCATCCCCCTCTGTTTATCAACACTTCTTCGCCTTTAAGGCGTGCGGCGCCCAGGGGCGGAATAGCGCCCTTACCAGCGCCACCAAACAATGCTTGAAGACCGCCGATGACGGGATTAGCGGGCTGGGCGCCGGTAATCACGTTACCTTTTCGAAGCTCGTTTAACACGGCTTGTTGAGCTTTGGCACGGTCAATTTTGCCTTGATCAACTGAACGACCAACGTTTTGTCGATTCATGGGTTACCTCCAAACCTCATGTAAATAAATACGAGAACCCACTGCAGTGTCAGCGGGACCAGGTAATGCTTGGATAAACTCAGCGCCAGAACGCTCGTAACGATATCTGGCTTGAAAAGGATCTTTGTAGTTGGGAACGTAAAGAATCCCAGCCAATCGATTGGTTTCGTAAAGGTAAATTTCGTCCCAAACTTTTAACGCTTCTTTGGCGTTGCTGGAGCGAATCGTACGATCAACGTCCCCCGCGATGCTTTCCAGGCGAGTAGAAGGAGAGGTGGCGACTTCCGTTTTCTTTTCTGCGGTATCACAACGACCAAGTTGGATTGTGATTTTGTCGTAGAAGAAAGAATCAGGAACCGTATTCATGGCTTCTTCCAGACGAGCGTAATCACCCGCTGGCACCGAAACCGTGAAATAGCCCAGATGATACCGGACTCTACTCTTATCGAAGTCGCTTAAATGCACTTCTGAGTCTCCTTATCGTTTAATTATAAAAGCAAGTAATCAACCCAAAAGTCCTGCAAAGAAATCTTTTGAGCCTGTATTGAAGCCTGCCATGTAAGGATCCGTGGCGTTATAGGAAGACAAAAAAGAAGGGGGATTTAAAGCTTGTGAAAGAACACTACCGAGAAGTTGTTCTTTCAATTCGTCTTGAAGAGTTTTTTCTTTTTTGGTTTCTTTAGATTGAGCACCATACAGAAACGCTTTCAGAATATCTTCCGTCCTACTTTTATCTGCGTCACTTGTATTGACAGTAGCCGGAGTGGGGGGTGTGCCAATGCTGGCAGCCTTTGCAGGAGCGGTATGCAGAAGCTGAATGTCGTAAGGATTGCCTTGAGCATCTGTGGTACTCAAAACACCATATCCCTGCTCTGGCTTAAAAGAACCGTAACCTTTATATGCAAGTTGAGTGCCGGTCGGAATAGCCAGGTCGATACCTTCGTGGAAAGTACTTGCTCCAGCAGTTGGCGCAACACGCGGACCATACTTACTAGTTACAGGAAAATTCCACTTCCAACCATCTTTTGTTTGTTGGACCAAAGGTGTTTGGTTGGGTCCAACTAAGACATTCTGAAGAAGACTTCTTGCCTCTTCTGGATTGATCTTTTTACCTGCTCTTGAGCCAAATCTAGGGATCACTCTGGGATCCAGGTGAGCCCCGGTACTAGGGAGTGGATCTTTTGAAGGATCAGCAATACTACCAATTGGAATTAAACCGGCCATTATCTTTTTCTTTTTATTCTAAAACTAAAAAACCCCTGGTTTCCCAGGGGGATTAGAGAGGAGATGGTTTAGACGCGAATTAAATCAGCCGAAAGAACCGAATCCCAATCAACCCTTTTAATCTGCCTTAACTGCTCAAGATTATTAAATCTTTCACCCGACAGAGACATCTGGAGATCTTTAATCTCACGGGCAGTTTTAAGCCCGATGCCTTTGATGTGATCCGCAATCATTTGAGCAGTCGCTGAATTAACATTCAAACGATTATCAGGGGGAAAAGAACGCGGTTCTTCTTTGGCTGCTTTGTCCTTAACCTGAAGAGTTTTGACAGTTTTGGTTGCCTGCTCGTCAGGAGCTAGTTCATTTTTGTAAGCAGTAAAAAGGCGACCGTCTTGGTCTTCGACCATGAACCAATCGCCGTTATCCCATTCGCTTACAATTTTGACGCGGACGTTAGTTTTTAAGTGCTTGTAAAGCATAAGGACCAGAAGAGCATTCTGGTCCTAGTTTACCCTAATCAGCTGACAGTGCGACCAAGCAGATAGCCGTCAATGTCTTCGTAACCAGCAGCAACGTCGGGTTGGATGTAGCACACCTCAACGACGAAGTAGCCAGAACGGCCAGAGTTCGAATCGCCGCTGGAGATGTACCAGCCACCAGAGGTGGAAGTGCCGGTCGTGGTGCCACGGGCAAACACCTTGAAGGTGGTGGCGCCAGTCACCTGAAGATTGACACCAGAGGCGGTAACGCCAGCGGCGCCGGTAGCGGTCAGGAAGGGGTTGGTGCCGTAAGCAGCAACACCACCAGCGAAGAAGATTTCGCCAGCTTGGGAACCGGAAACAGTGGAAGTGAGGTTGGCCTGAGCCACGCCTTCACCCACGCCGGTCACAGCCACAGGACCGCTGGAATCGCGGCAGAAGGTGATCACGTTGCCGGTAGCGGCATAAATGCCGGAAGCAACACGACCATCACCCCAGCCAGAGGCAACGGAAATGGTGGCGCGATAGACGTAAGCAGGCAGAGTGGAGTCACCAGAGATCACCATGCCGGTGATGTCGGGGCGGGTGTCGTCCTGGCGGTAAGGCGAAGGAACGATCACGTTGCCGGTAGCGCTTGCACCACCACCAGAGGTAGCGGTAACAGCCACGTAACCACGCTGTTGGAAGTAACGATAACCAGGGACAGCCAGCACCGAAGTGGGGCCACCCTTAGAGGCGTTGTTAGTGCCGTCATCGTTGGTATCAATGTTCTTGTACCAACCGTTGAGCGGCTCAGCCCAGTTACCGGGATAAATTTTCTTAGCAGACAAATAAGTCATTTATCTTTTCCTGTGTTGTTTACTTATGGTTAATTATGCGATGCTGCCGTCATCCGAGACGAAGCTGTAAGCGGTGGTCACGAAGTCCTTGTTCAGGATTTCGAAGCCAGCGTACAGCTGCCAAATCAGAATGATGAAGCGGCTGAAGTCGTCGTTGTTGTTGATGAGCACCTGGGCGTTCGGACCACCGATACCCACGCCAACCGACTGAGGACCGAAGAAATAACCTTGGGCCACCTCTTGGGAAGCGAAGGTTGAAGCATTGAAGGAGGCATTAATGTTCTTGGTCGGGAAGTTGGTCGACTCGAAGAACTTCACACCTTCAAACTGAACACCAGTCGGCATCACGGGTTCGCCAGCCAGGAAATAGGCTTGGCCGGCCTGGGGACCCATGTAGAAGCTGGCGTTGTTAGGCATCATGGGGTTGCCCATGTACATGCCTTGGCCAGGGTTGCCGCTGTAACGAGCAATCTCACGGAAGTCGGCATCACGACGCAGGTGCATCATGAAGGTGGGATCGCAAATGCAGCGATACAGACCATCAGCGAAGGTGGGGACGTTGCGCTTACGCAGGTCCTTAACAACAGTCAGAAGGTCGGTTGCAACATGGAACTGCTGCACGTCGGCGGTATATTCTGCGGTGGTGTAGCTGATACGACCAGAGGAGTCTTTGACTTTGCCGCCGGGGAAGTAGTAACCACCTTGGGTGCCAGAGGCTTGACCATTAGCTTCAGCTTTGGCAAGTTCGTCAATGAAGACGCGGTCGCGCCAACGACGATAGTCGTCGAGCAGGGTCAGCGAACCGATGCTCTGGTGGAACATGTTCAGGTTGCCGGTGTCCAGCAAAAGACGCTGGGCGGTAACCAGGGTTTCACGAGCGATCTTGAAGGTGCTGGGCTCGGTCGGATCACCCGGATCAGCAGGGCCGGTGTATTCCTTCAGCACAACAAGCACCTTCTCTTTGGTGATGTTGCGGCTGTTGGCAGTACCGATGGTCTGGTCGGACACGCGCTCACGGCTGTCCTTGGTACCAGGGGTACCCCAGAACTTATAGCGATCCAGCTGAACGGTTTGACCAGGCTGACGAGTGAAGTCGTGGACAACCACGGGCTCAACCGCCATTTCAGCAATATAGGCAGGATGGGGACGGTAGAGTTCCGCACCCAGAATCTTAGGAAAGTCGTTATCGATAAACACTTTGTGTTATCCTCCAGAATCTCGGGGAAGGTTTTGTCGGGTGAAAGAATCAGACACTATGTGTCTTATCTAACACAAATTTTAGCAGTCGGTAATTTATTTATTTATTAAACAAATTACCGACCTAAGTATCACTCCATCACAAACAACTTGCTTGCAACGGCCTGAGGCTGAGCTTGGTTCAGAATGCGCCAGGCGTTCTGAGGATCACGAGCCATTTGCTCGTTGAACGAACCCCAGAAATCGCCTTGTGCCTGAGGGGCAGCAGCAGTCGGGGGAGCGGGCATTTGGCCAATTTGGGCCATGGCGTTATTCACGGGAGCAGTGGGATAACCACGAGTCTCCAGTTGAGCTTCGTTTTCGTACACGGGATACGGACCTTCGGGACCGAAGAACTTCAGCGTGTAATCGCTGAGCACATCGGGGTTAGTAAGAATTTCGTTGTAAGCCAGGTTCTCCTGGTGCTCGTTAACAGCGAAATCGGCGTAACGGGTGATCAGATTAGCCGCGTTGTTTCCCCACGCGACGGCGCTGTCCACCAGGCTTTCCAGTTGCACTGCGTAGTTGTTCAGCAGAGCCGGTGCCTCGATCCCGAACGCGTCCATCACCTGACGGCTTTCCTGGCTCATTCCCACCAGGTCGGCCACCTGCTCCAAGGAGGGACTCGAGGAGGTTTGGGAATAGTTGGGCGAGGATGCCTGGTTGGGCGACCATGTCAGCGGAGCCGATTGAAACGTACCCTGGCTGCTGGGTTGTCCGTAATTGGCCGGGGTAAACTGAGGTGTCGCTTGCGACGGTTGACCCTGGAACGGGGATTGCACTGGTGCGCTCAGCAGGTTCACCACCTTGTTGAACGCCGATTCCCAGGGATTGCCGCTCGGGGCCTCCGACTGGGATTGGGGGGCGTACTGAGTAGGGGCTGATTGGTAGCTGGGGGCTGCCTGAGGTACCGCTTGGGGGTAGCTCATACCCACCTGATACGGAGCCGGTGCTTGCGCTGGAGCTGCCGCCACGTAATTGCTGGGGGCGACTGCCACTGGTGCTTGGCTCGTCTGTGGGATCGATTGGACGGTAGCGTCCTGCATAACTCATCTCCTTTTGTAATGCTTCTAGGGTGCGATACAGATATGGGGTCAAATCCAATCGCGGATC